GGTGTCCTTTCGCTTAGTCTCTGCGGCTGCGATAATCCTCCAATGTTTCACCAGCTTTTTTTAATTGACGCATTTTTAGATATAACCTTTCTCTTTTCTTTACCTCATATTGAGGAACGCTTAATCCTCTATATTTTTCTTTCCAAGAGTAATCTTTGTCTATCTGAAATTTTATACCTATTTTAGCTTGTTCTTTTTTAGCTCTTAAATAAGGTTTTATTCGTTTCAGACAATTCATTGCTATGTTTCCAGATGTTTCCCATATCCATTGAATTCTATGATGAGGTAAATAACAACTATCTCCGTGCTTAGACATTTTACAAGAGACTGAACCACCAAATAATTCTTTTAAATCTTCTGTTATGGTCCTATCTACTCCCGCAACAGTAAGTCTCAAATAATATGATGGAAATCCCTTTTTATATCTATTTTTAACTTTAGCGATAGTTATACAACCATCTGCGTCTATAAAACCAGCTATATATTGAAGAGTTAGCTTGCCTCGTGTTGTCTTTTCACCTTGTTTCATACACTATCATATTATAATAGAATAGTGATAGTGTAAAGATGATTAAGAGTTTCACGGTATTCAGAAAGGATTTATTCAGGACTGGATTTGAAGTGTAATCCTGATTCGTAGCTGAAATCTCTGTTCCTGGTGTATAAGTCTGTGCAGACAAATCACCAAAATAAGGCATATGAATCGTGTCACCATATTGAAGTTCTGATTCTAATCTTGTTGTCGCTATATCAAATGATACAAGTGTTTTGTATAGCGGAACTTGAACCATAGAACTCCAAATTTCAGGCTGAATTGCCGAGACATCGTTACTAACTGCTTTTCCCATTAGTTTTGCTTCTTAAGACAACCTTATCCAGATAGTTTTATGCGTTCTGATTCTGGTCTCCTTTTTGGGGGTTTCCACAATCCTTTCTCTGAAAGGAGTTTTTCCTTCTCCTCCAAAGTCGCTGATTCTAACTGCTCTTCAAAAGATTTCTCTTTTTCTTTGTCTGGCTGTCTTGAAGAAGGGTCAATTTCTGATTGTTCTTGTGCGACCTTTTCTCGGTGAGACTTCTGCCATAAGACGAAATCCTCGTCTTCTTTGGCTTCTTTTAAAGATGCGTTTTTAAGTCTTGATTCTTGGATAAGTCTCTTTTTTTCCGAAGCGTCAAGACCTTCTAAAACGGAAGTAACTTCAACTAATTCTTCTATATCAAAAGAATCTTTGCGTTTGGAATTTTCGGAAGAAGCATTAATTTCAGTTGACTTAAATGACTTTAGACTATCTTCAAACTTTTTAGCTCTTTCTTCAGCTGCTTTCACAGCTTCCTCTGCCTTTTTTGTTCTGGCATAGAGCTGTTTGTTCAGACTTTTTATCTTGTCCACATCATCATTTAACTCATCTGTTTCTTCTTCTATTTCTTCCTCTGTTTCTTCTTGTGAAGTTTCTTCGGTTTGAGAGTTTTCCTTCTCTTCTTCCATAATTTTTTAAGCGGTTTAATGGTTTCCGACCTTTATGCTTCATTTAAGAGTGAAGCTACTCATAAGAAGTTCGTTGTCCTTTTTCTGCTTCTTTTGGATAAAGGAACTGAAACTTTTTTTTCAATATTTTTATTGACTGCTGTAATCCTATTGTTTCTTCCCAGCTTTGCGTTTCGGTTAATTTGTTTTTTATATCTTTCATTGTTTCATCTAAATAATCTCTTAATGCGTTTCCTTCATTGCTCTTGGAAGAAAAACCTTTTAATACTTTATTTCTTAATTCTTTGTCCATTATAATGTTCTTTCAGGGGTAGCTCCCATAGGAACAGGAGTAGGTCTTGATACTCCTCCTCCAGCTCCTTTGCCTAATGACTGCTGCAATATGCTTTGCGGCTGCTCTTCAACTTCCGGTTCAAAATCAGATGGATTTAACCCCCTTGCTTCCATTATTTTGTAAAGCATTTTCTTTTTGCGTGGGTCTGTAAGCAATGTCGGGTCAGATGTTATTGCTTGTAATATGAATACCATATCATTTGCCATAGCATTAACATCTTTCTGTTCTCCTGTAATTATTATATCTATTTTATACTTTATATTTTTGTAAGTATCTTTTGATATTTTAACTGATTTCTCCCTTAATCTTTTTGTTTGGTCTGTTATTCCAGCTTTTATAGCATCAAATTGAACCTTGCTTGGAAATGACTTTCTACTTAAAGCCAATTTGATAACTTCTTCAAAAGATTTCTGATTTATTATCATCTGATTGACTTTATCCAAATCCTCTCCAACTAATCTTATATAGTGTTCGTTAGAATTTTCTTTCAAGAAATTAGGTATTACTGTCTTATAAAGAAATTCCTTTACAGATAAAGCTACATTCTCTTGCACTTGCCCAAAATATGAACCTGCCATAGCAGCAGCTATTCTTGCTGAACCCAACGGAGTTCCCGCTGGCAACCTCTCTCCCTGAACTACATCATAAGAAAAAGTATTTTCGTCCCTGTTTTGCAGCCATCTCTGAAACTCCTGATTGAAGAAAGCCAAATTCCTGTCTGACATATCTATTTGGCTGATAGGGTCTTCAGAATGTATAACCTGTCCATCAACTACATCTGTATTGAAGTTTATATTTACACCTTCATCTCTGGTTTGAAATGTCCTTATTGAAGCATAATAAGTGCTTCTGGCTAACTCATTGGATAACTCATTAAATCTTATCTGAGGGTCTCTTAATATCTCAACTACTCCTACCCCAAGCCATCTTCCTGGTATTTTTTCTGCGTGGAACTCCCAATAAGGGTGTCTGTCAACTTTATGGTTGCTTAACAATCTTCCCTCTTTTTGCTTAATTACCTCCCCTGTTCTCTCATTTATTTGGTCTTTTCCTATATCTGCTATTACAATTCTCCTGTATTCGTTGTTTTCCTCTTCTACTTCCCCGTATCTTTCATATACTTTTATATGCGTTTGGGGGCTTTCCCTGAATTCTTTTAAAACCTCATCAACATTATCCCAGCCAAGCTTTTTTCCTGTTTGTCTGAACTCAACTGGTGTAAAGTTGTGTATTTCTATTATGTAGTTTGCCCTATCTAAATCATCTGCTGATTGGTCAACTATAAAGTTTCTTAAATCAACCATTTTCGGCTCTCCTTTTACCATTTTAACAACAGCTGAACCAAATATCGGCAAATCATTGAATATGCTGTTAAGTATATGTCCGTAATTCTTGTCTTTAAACCAAAACTTCAAATCCCTTTCAAAAAACCAAGTTGTTAATGTATTTCCGCCGCCTGCTGTCTGAGTGTTTATATTTTTTGTGTCAAAATCTATTGATTTGGTAAACACCTTGCAGGGGTTTCTAACAATGTTAAAGAAATACTTCTTGTTTCCGTCAACATCAATATCTCCAGTTTTATATCTGGAGTTAATATAAAAGTAAGATGTTTCTATTACATCTTTCTGATTGAAATAAAGACCAGGAACTACTTCTATTTCTTTATTCTCAAAATCCTGTTTTTCTCTTTCTATTTGTTTTAAAATCATTTTTTTGATTGGGACATACAAACAGCAATCCTTTGTTTCCTGCTTTTGAATTCTTTTTTTATTGCAGCAGAAGACATACACCTGGAAACAAAATCCTGTTTCTTTTCTCCTTTTCTTCTTTTAGGAAGCGGCATTTATTTTATCTACCATTTCCTCTAAAACATCATCTGAAATTCCTCCCTTTGGCTCTCTATCAAAGAGTTTTGGCAGATATTCCTTGATTATTTGTTTTATCTTTGGTTTTTTGTCTGTTTTCTTTTTCATATATACTGAAATTCTCTTTTATTATATTCTTTTGACCTTTTTGCTTTTAATATGTCAACTCTTTTGGGAGATAGATTCCAATAAGCTAACATTGTTGACATTATATCGTCATCGTGGAATCCTCTTTGAGCTCCAGCTCCCTGTTGCCTTGCCTCGTCAGACCAGATAAATGTTTTCATTTCCTGTATTGTCTTATCATCTTGTATGTCGCAAAATCCTTGCCTCAATAAATCTATAAAATGGGCTATTAGTGCTTGTTTGGATTGGTGCGAAGTTTTAAATCCAAGCTTTTCGGTTTCAATTTTCGTTCTGTATTCAAATTGCTTTCTGCGATATACTTTTAAATCTTTTATCCCTTCTATCAGAGCAGCCCCTGATGCATTGGCTTCTGGTATTATCAATGATTTGCGATATTTGTAATAAAGAAAACGAACTTTTTCTATTAAACCTGGAATTGTTGTCTTTCCGTTAAACTTGGCTACTTTCTTCCCCTGTTCCGAAACTACTGATATTGATGAAGGGTCTACTATTCCTTCAGAAGGGTCAACTCCCATTTGGTAATATTGGTGTTTTGGTTCTTCATAAATCTCACAATTTTCCTCCATTTTAGGAGTTTTCTTTTTCAATTCAAATTTCCTAATGAACTCGGGGGCAAATACCGCTTTATCTGTAAGTATGTCCGGAGTCCATTCCCCGTAAACATATCTTCTAACAAATCTTTCATCTTTTTGAAGCTGGGCTTCAATGTAGTCATCTGGAAGGTTGTCTTTGTTATCTAACATTGAACCTTCGTATAACTTTGTATTTATTCTTGGGTTTGCCTTAAACCAGTCATAAGCCCAGAAATTAGCAGGATTGGTTGTCATATTACCCTGCCTCACAGGAACAAGCCGCCTCATACGGGTATCTAATGTATTGAAAACCTCATATTCTATTTCCTCTAACTGGTCTATGAAGAAAGCACCTATATTTATTGATTTCAATTTCTGCTGGGCTTTTTTAATGTCTGCCATTGAACCTTGTTGCAAGCTGTCTAAGCCAAACATTATAATCTGAGAGCCGTTATGTATGTTGATTACAGCATCTTTAACTCTGTGCTTATACCAAGTTCTTGGCATTAAATCAAATAAATCAGGCAATATGGCTCTTTCTATATCTTGAAGGGTTTTTCTTCCTAATACAACCTTGTTTCCAGGAAAGCATTTAACAAAAAGTATCAGTTTAATATAAAGTGCAAGCGATTTGCCTGAATTATGATGAAACAATCCTTCTGCTAAATAATTATGCGTTCCGAAGACGTGAATATCATAATAATTATCTGTTTTATAATATTGTATTTCTCTTATTTTAGTAGTAGGATATGGAATCTCATTTGAAACGATATTTGTTGCCCAAAGAGGTTGTTCATCACATAAACGGAATAAGGAACGACAATAGGATAGAAAACTTAATCCTTTTTCAAACAAATGGAAAACATTTGAAGAAAGAATTGACTGGTAAGATTCCGAATTGGACTGAAGAAGGGAAGGCGAAACTTCTAAAAGCTGTTCGCCAACCGAGAGGTCGGAAAGTTTCTTAAAGCCATTTTCAGTAAGAAAGCGGTGTTTAGCTGTCGCTATTATCTCTCTTTTATCCGTTTTTAACTTGTAGAGTGGAGCTTTTAGATATTTTACTGGAATTGTTGCCTGTGATTTTACTATTCTACCATTTTTAATTGAAAGCACTTTAATTGCTTTCTTTTTTTTATAAAGAACTTCTATCGGTATTTCTTTCTTATTATCTGCATCATAAATTTTTGTCTTTCCATCAACACAACCATAACCCCCAGAATACAAACAAAATCTGTCTTTGAAATTGTTGATGAACTCTTTTTGTGTTGGGGATAACTTGAATGTATTGTCATTTAGCGTTATTTCATCAACCTCTGCCTTTTGGTCTAACAGAGTTTTACCCAAATCAACAAAATTCATTTCTTGGTAAGTTTTATCTTAACTGCGGCAATTTCAACATCAGCTTGCTCTTTTGGCTCTATCCGTTCCAGCATTCCTTCAATGGCTTGATTGGAAGCCCCGTAGTTTTCTGATTGTTCTGCGTTCCTTATCTGATAATCAGCTATTTTACCAAGGTCTATTTTTCCTAATAATATGTCTTTATACTTATGTTTTAGTTTTTGATAGGTTTTTGTTTTCTCAACCCTCGGTCCATTCTGTCCTTTCCCATAACCTGCCTTAACCTGAGCTTCTGCCTGTGTTGCCCCTTTTAGTTCTCTCTGAATAAAATAACGCCCAACTTTATTATTAAAGTCAGCTTTCTTTGTATATTTATGTTTCTTTAACATTTTAATCCAAGTTTCTC